AAAAACTGACGAGATTATACTCCGATTTAGATGTAGTTATAAGAATTTGTTATAAAAAATAATAAACGAGCTTCTTAAAAGGATTTGGTTTATTTTTTCGTTCCGAAAAAGTCAATATTATTGTTCTTTTTTCTCTTTTAAAATCAAAGATATTTAAAATTATTTCGGAACATATTTATAACATAAATGGATGATTGTTACAGGGTTAAGTGCGGCCATAACGACCGCACTTTTCATTAGACTTGAGGGTATGCAGGGATTACAAAATCTTTTGCCGTACTTGGATCGATTTCGCCACTCTCCAATTTTGCTTTTTTATCACGCAAATCGTTTTGTAGGTCATTGATATCGTAATCAATAGCTTGATATTGATACACGTTGTAGTATGGCGCACGAATAAAGTCATCAACATCAGACGGATCGTTCCGCACATAAAGATATTGATTTTCTTTTTGCTTATCCGCTAAATAGGTTTCGGTTACATACTTAGCCAACCATTTTACAAATAAACCCTCATTAACTTTACTCTCGGCTATTTTTTGAGCTAGAGCATAGTTATCATCGATAATAGGCGTTGCATTTGTAGATTTTACATTACTGGTTGACATCAGCTTAATGAGCGTACAACGTCTAACTTCACCCCCTGTCACCTCTGAGTATTCCTGCCCGACATCAATTAATTTTGGGTAACTACCTTCAGCCACGTATAAGCAAGTGCTGTTTTTAAATGATTCAGGCAACTCAATTTTTAATCGTACCTCTTTTCCGCTTTCACGTAATTTATTTAACACATGCTGTTCAAATAGTTTAGGTACTTCAAATTTAATTACCTCTAAGCCTTCAGGTATAACGTCGGGTTGAGGTTGCGCAAGCTCTGCGCTTGGTTTGGGTGCATCTTTAAGACTCTCAACAGCCATTTCAAGATTTGCAATATCTTTCGCTACGTTGTAAGCAAATCCTTTATTTATATTGTCGCTAGGATTCGTTTGTTCCATTTTTAACCTCCGCTTTGGTTTGTTGATAAATTTCATTTAATTGCTCATCAAGGTTGGTTTCTTTTCCGTTATCTTGATGAGTGGTTTCGCCTTTCATAATTAAATATTTAATAGGTAAAACCTTTACCTTATAAGCTTTTAAATAGCCAAATTTATTCATTTTCTACCACCGTTACATCAATAATTAAAACAAATTCACCGCCCACGAGTGTTCGCACTTTGCCGTTTTTATCAATACATTGTAAGTCGTAAGGCGCTGATTCCCACTTGACTGATTCGGTTTTGCCGTGTGGCACGTTAACAATAATTAAGTTATTCTCGACCACAATTTCGCCTGTAGTAGATGATAATTTAATTACTTCACCACGCTTAGGCTTGATATGTAAATCAAGTCTACACTCGGTAAAATCTACCGCACTTTGTTGTTCGGTATCTTCGACGACCTCAAAAACAAAACCGTCGTCATCTCCACGAACCATTTCTAGATTAATTTGCTCCATATTTACTCCAATAAAAAAGCCCCACAATGGGGCTTGTTTGTCATTCGTCTTGTTTATGCTGCTAGCTCTTTGATTTTTCCACCGGCAAACAAGTACGGATTGATAAAGTTACTGTACTCTTCCGGTTCAAAATCCTCGGGTTGCTTTTCGGTAAGTTGGGATAACACCCAATCATAAGGGATTGCGCTATATGGCGGGACGCCCTGAAATGTAAAAGTATTGGATGATAGCTGTGATTTGCCATCTGCATTCATTTTGCTTGATACGTAAGAGGCTACAACAACGGCTGTTGTTTTATTAGCATAATCAATATTGATTACCGTTGGCACATGACAACTGCAGGTTGCGCCGGTGTAGTTATCCTCTACTTGTTTTTCTATAAATTTCATTTTTAACCTTACCTTATTAAACTTTAGGTTTTTCAATAATCATTATCGGATTTAAGACAGCACCAACATTTTCAGCGTACATTCTAGGCTCAAAATCCGTATTAATGCCAGGTGTAGCATAGCTTATACTTTCGAACAAAAAGCCCCCTGAAATAACGGCTGTAGAGTATGCTGCCGACGGGTCATATCCAGTCCTGCGCATGCAACGAGTAAACTTTCGCACATACCCGACAGATAGTAATTTATTTGGACCTACATTAATTTTCTTTCCTTCAATTGCCAGGATGTCTCTTGGTAAATTACCATCACCAAGCCCAAGACATAACGTTCCTCGGCCATTCGGCCCACGAGGCTGTCCTCTAAATATTTCGGCGGTTACATTTATAGCGGTGTTTAGCCGAACAATACCCCACCCGCTATGATAAAGTAGCTTTCCAGAGGTGGAATAGATGTTTACCCCATACGGTTCTTGTCTTTTGTTTGTTACCTGGTCTAGTGATTTAAAAACATAATAATTAGCGTTATAACTACTATTGTCTCCATCGGGTTTAAAAACAATTAAGTACCACCCATCAGGCCTATAAACTACTTGAGAGTCCGTGTATGTGCCAAAAAACACAACATCAGATATATTTATTCCGCCACCATTGCCTGTGCCGCCGCCAGTCCAGCCACCATAAATAGATGGTATATAACTGTGATCAACAAAAACAAAGGGATATTCCCATGGTGGTGATATTTTTATCTCTTTATAGTATCTGGCCGCGGGAGATTTTGTTTTAAACCTATCTGATATAGCGTTGTAACTAAGCATTTTCTCAAAGACTAACACCTGCTCTTCGCCAACAAACAGTGGTAGAGTATCAGAAAAAATACCATAACTCATGCTACCTTTTCCCTCCATAGCAATATAGCCACAACACTTGCTTCGTAACGCCAGACATCACTCACGTTTCTGGCTGTTTGCCATTGTACTCTTGGTGCATTTTCCCGCCCTTTTACGGGCAAAACATCAGCGCGAGCAACAACAATATCAATCTCACCTTGATTTCCCGGGCTCAGGAAATCAGACTTACCATACTGCGTATCGCTGTACAGGAGTGTAAAAAACTGACGATACTTATCCCGCACGTCCAATGGTAGCTCAGGAGCAACATATTCACCCGCAGAGCCTACTGGAGTGGGGATGATTTTTACAAGCATGGCGACATCGGAATTGTCATTCTTGCCATCAATCCACAAACCGTAACTCATAATAGTCTTCCAATCTTAACCCTAACAACGCCTCTTTCGTCATAAACAATTATCTGGTCGTTATTCATCACCAGACCACGGTTTTGATTACTCGCGCGCATCAAAAATGAGCCTGTCCGCCCAACTTTAAGCACACCGTCTTTCCCGCTTATATCAATCTCTCCACCGATAAAGCGACTACCCAACACATCACCTTTAACAGCAATATTGCCGCTTAGCGCAGTATTGCCATCTGCGATTGTAAAAACATTTTGAACTGTGCCGTCAGCAGCATTTTTGACAACTCCAAACTTATCAGCCATCACAATCACAGAGCTTTCAGCGGTTTTGCCATCACTTGACGCGCCAAGGGCAATTCCCGCAATTGCGGTACGACCACCACCGACCACTTGCGTTTTAATGGTGTGCGTTGCCGACAACTTGTTATTAACGCCTGCAACCGTGCGGCTCACTACATCAATCTCCGCTTTGCTTTGGGCCACTGCGTCCGTTTTTGCTTTATCTGCTTTGGCTTGCGCGTCTGCTTGCCATGTGGCGCGCAAACTTTGTTGAGCAATGCTGGCAACCTCGGACTTGTCCGCTTTGGCAGTGCGGATATTTGCGATTGAGCCTTCCGCGTTAGCCACCCTGCCCGCTAGCGCTTGTCTAGCTTGAGCTTCCGCCTTATCTCCGTCCGCTCGTGCTTTTTGTTCAGCGGTTATGCCGGATAATGCAGATTCCGCTTTGGCCGTTGCAGTTGTAATGCGTTGCGCTTGTTGCTCATCAACTGTTTTAAGCTCGCTGATTTGCGTTCCGCGCGTCACCGCTTCCTGTTGGATTTGCGCAATAGCTCTTTCCGCAATATCTTTCGCCGCTTCCGCCGCTTCGGATTTACCGCTGATCTCATTGATTAACTCTTGCGTCAATGCGCTTTTGTTAATCTGTCCGTGGATATAATCAACAATCTTTGTTGCATCGCGCTCTGTTACGCCCTCGACCGCATCCGTAAATTTCCCCGCAACATCTTTACTCACCATGCGCGCCCAAAAATAGTACGTTTCAGCAGCACCCAAGCCGGTGTAACTGTAACTATTGGTCGGGTATGCGAGAGTGACAAGTTTCCGAGCATGTTGGAAATTGTCGTCTTGACTAACCCAGATTTCGATTGCGGCATTCGTGTTCGCAAAAATCGGGTTACGCCAGTTAAGATCGATCCCCATCACCTTACTTACAGTGACAAGCTCTTTAATATCAAAATTGATACTAAAGCTCTTTGTAATCGGTTCAGACAGTTGCCCGGCAAGGTTTTTCGCGCGAATTTCGGCGATATAGTCGCCGTCTGGCAAGTCGCTAAACGCGATAGACGGCTGATCCAAATCGTCGTAAACGTTAAATAAATTACTGTTACGATAGAGTTTTACTTGATATTTAAGACCTTGACCGACAAAGTTTGCCGGCGGCTTAAAACTCAATGAGATTCCGCTGCCGTCCGCGTTTACTTCGGCGTCGCTTACTGCCGACACCCCGGCTTGATGTAACGTTGTATTACGAGACTCAAAACTTGCCGAGTTATCAACAATCGCTTGTTTTTGCGGCTCATGTTGTAACGCCGTGATCGTATAATTGCCGTCGTTTTCAGAGATGCCGATAGCACGGTATAATTCCGTGCGCACTAACGGCGTTTGTAGTGCCCAGTTGTCGTCAGGGTTTAAGTTTTCCGGTACGCTCTCCAAATTAACAACATTTCCAGCGACACTTAGGATTTTAACCCGTTCTGTGCGCTGTCCGTTGTTATCTCTCACAACGTAGGAAAGATAGCTGTCTCCCTCAATTTTGATTTTGCGGTCTAATTCGACCGCACTTCGATTAATTGCTATAACGCGCCCGCCTAGGTTTGTTTTAGCCCAACTATTGTCCGCAACTTCGATTATATCGCCTGGCAAGTGGTGTAACCCCTCGCGCCCAACGGTAAATGTAATGGTGCATTGCTCTAATTTAGATGTGACAAGCACCCATTTCCCGTAGCGGCGCGCCTGTCCGCGTGATGTACAGGCAAACGCAGTGATTTTTTTAACGTTGTAGCCGTAACGAGCCACCATCTCATCATCAACAACATACTCAATAGCTTTTTGATACATGTTGTTTTTGTCGGCATACTCTACCTCAACAGCGGTGTAAATGGATTTCAGCGGGACATATTGACGAGCAAATTTACCGTCGATTACGTTTGCTTGAGAGTAAGTACACACCGGATCGGTTGGGCGATCTTGGATTGCCAGCATCTGCATTCCATTCCAGGCTACAATAGCACGGAAAACGGATGACATATCGTTTAATACTTCATACGCCGATCGCTGTTCAGTGATCCAAATACCAGCCGTCATACGAGGTTCTTTGCCTCCATAGCCGTCAGGTACAAGCTCGTCACAATACTGCGCAATTTGATAAAGCTGGAATTTATTAAGCCCGTACTCGCTGATTCTTTTACCGATCCCTACATCGGGATTGGTTGCTAAATCGTAAAAAATCCAAGCTGGGTTTTCCGTCCATGCTTTTTTAAAGTCGCCGCGCCAAATGCCTGGCGCATAAGTGCGTGTTTCAGGATCGTAAGTGGACGGCACGCTGATAATACGGCCATCCAGAAGCGAATTTACATTTGGGAAATTAGGGGTGTGTCGTGAGTCGGTTTTAATGCCGATCATTGCAATGTTTGGATATGACAGTTTTGCGTCGATAATCTCCGTGTAACTACTCCAAACGATAGCATTTTGTAAGCGTTGGCTTTTTGAGTCCGCTGTAACCCGTCTAACGGTGACATTAAACGGCTTAGGGGGTAACTCATCGATAATGTAACTGCGGTAAAAACGGGAGGATGATTTGCCGTTGATGGAGTAACTTTTGTAAAGATTACCGTTTATTAAAATTTCAAACTCTACAGACGCTCCGTTTGTGTCACCTTGATCATTTTGGCTAAATAATGCATTAACACCAATTGTCACACGTAATCGATCAACATCAGGATCGATAATTGAACGAGTGATTGGGAGTTCTTTTTTTACTTCAATACCAATAGGCACTTCACGCTGGCTGCTATCAAACCCGGTCATTGGTAACTGATCTTGAGTTCCTAGCGTGTACTGGATTTCCATGTTTGTAAAATTAAAACTATCTACGTCATTATCATCCTTACCGCTCGCGTTTTGGATTGGTGTATTGTCTAAATAAGTTGATTTCCACTTATTCACCGGCCCCTTGATTGGTCCGAGTGATATAATTCCAATTGCGCTTAATCGCTGTGATGATAGCAAAGAATCCGGCGCTTCTACCGGAGTATGTCCGCCGACGCCACCTTTTTTACCGCCCATATTTACCCCAATAAAAAAACCGCACATAAAAGTGCGGTCTGTTAATTACGTTTTAATTTTCTTCTTTTGCCAGTCCCACCAGTTTGCGTGTTATCGGACTCAGGTGCATCGTCGTACGCTTCGGCGCCTTGCGATACTAAAACAAGACTTGTCATCATACGCCCGTAAAGTAACGGTATAGGTCGCCCTTGTGGGGTTAGATTTTTAAGATTACTAAATGATGTACTTTGATTTTTCTCGCCCTCTTTTATTTTCTGATCACCCATACTTGGCGTAGGTGTCAAAAGCGATATTGCACCACTAACGATTAGTGATGCACCAACGGTGAATGCCATTGTGGCACCTGCAAAACCCTGCGCCCCCAAATAAGACCAACCGGCAGCACCACCAGCATACCAAGACGCAGCAATCAGTACTACACCAACTATTATTTGGCCAATTCCAACCCCTTTTCCGGCGCCAGCAATTACCGGGGTAAAATGGATAGTGCAATCAGCCTTAAAGTCTATGTCGGCTTTAACTTGACTTTCCTCAAGATAAGTGTTTTTCCCGATTCTAACTTTATAGCAACCTTTTTTGAGATGCTCGCGCAATCCCTTAATTTGGGTTAAAAGCCCGCTCATTAACTCAGAAAAAGAATCAACCTCAAGTTCTACCGGCTCATGCACAAATCGTTTAAGATCGCCGTAAAATTTAACTTGTACCATTCTTTGTGTCTCCAAACAGAGTGTGTGTTATTAAGCCAAAAACCATCATAAGGCACGCGAGCAGATAGCCTATCTTGACTATGATGTAACATCATTTGATTGCCAAGATACACCCCGGCATGATTCGCCACTTTACTGCCGACTTGAATTAAGACAACATCGCCGATCTGTATATCTGCTTCATGCATCACCCTGTAAAAACCACACCGTAATAGCCCATCTTCATAAAGATTCTCTGTTTCAAACCACTCAAACGGATACTTTGAGTTGTCCGGCAGATCAATCCCTGCAAGCATATAACTGTCTAATACGATATTCCGGCAGTCTTGTTTGTTGTTTTCAAACTGCCGCCCGATTAATGGCGGGACATTGCGAAAACACTTAATGTCACCGTCAACCACGAGCCAAAAATCCAAACCTAATCGCACTTGGCAGGCGCGATCTGATGCAGATAAATAAGGCAATCCGAACATATAGTCGCTGTCTGGGTGGGAGTGCACCAGCACAACAATCTCGCCTTGCTCTTCGGCTCTGATAAATTCTTCCGGTGCAATTTCGAAAAAATTTACCGGATCGGAAGCAACATTAGTACACGGGTAATAATACAAATCCCCACGCACAGATAAAACAAACCCGCAAGATTCCTGCGGGTGACATCTCGTGGCATGGGCTAATATTGCCTGTTTCAACTCAAAATCAATCATATTAATTACCAAATTGTGTTGTGCTCGGGAAACCACCGAACGGCAATACCGCATTTTTTCCCCAGCGTAATTTACACCCGCGCAAACAGTGTGAGCATTTATCTTTTTTAGGATCTGTGGTCGGCTTGTCGTATTCGTCCGCCACCGGTCCGCCCGTGTAACCGCACTGAGAAGATCTATATTGCCAAATACAAGTATCAGATGTAATCATCAATAGAGGAATTCGTGCGCCGTCAGTCTCAATCGGCAATGCCAGCTCGAATGTTGCCGTAACATCATCAAGAGATTTTAACTGTTCGATAACATACAAACTCACCGCTTCCTGCATCGGGTCGGCGTTTGGGTTACCTCCGTCAAAATTTACCGAGTCTAAAAACTTCGCGTAAACCTGACGTCGTACGACTTTACCGCCAATCCCATGCCCAAAATCCGCAACAATACCCGTTACCAACCCATAAAGATTGGATAGCGTAAGTGTAGGACGATTACTTGGCCCACTGCTTGATAACTCAAAGCCCTCAGCATTTATTGGGTATGCGACGTATTCATTACCTTGCCAGATAAGGTTTTTGCCCCCCTGCGTTAATCCGTTATGAAAACGGTATATTTCGCCTTTTTTATCGGGCGAGCTATTAGATGGGATTTTACTTAAATCAATTTCCCATAATTCAATCAGTGCGCCTTGCTCGAGTTTGGATAATTCCGACAACATTTTATTCGGAGTATCTTTTGGCATTACATCACCTCTTCAAAAGTGCAGCTAATTTCGGTGTATTTTTTATCTACAGTTTTAGACCATTTAGGACAAACCGCCTTGATTAATGCACCGCCCTCATACTCTTTAAATAAAAACGGAGTTACCCCGCTATGCTCCATAAAAAAGCGGTCTAATTCGACCGCACTTTTATGATTGAGCTTGTAAGTCAGGCTAAATTTACGCAATAGCGGATTCAACCCGTCAACCATCCGCTGTTCGTAGCCGTCGCCGAATTTATTGACTTTCCGGCGCGGCTCGCTTTCAACTGTGTACCCGGGTTTCGGGCAAAAATTAATTTTTCTCAATGCCACAATTTACCTCTAATTCAAAAGCCCGCCATCGCGTCCGCGTTGCTTGCGCATTACTTCCAGCACTTTTACCGTGATTGCGTCGGATAACGCTTTACTTTGCGCGATCTGTTGCTCTACCGTTACATCCTCTTTGCCATCTTTAGCAATATTGATTGTGATACTGATCTCATTATGATCACCCTCACCACCATTGCTGCTAATTCCTGGATAACTCGGCGAGCCACCACCGCCAACGCGCCCGCCGTTGGCGAATCTCGGCAATCGGCGTTGATTTAACGCATTCATAAACGCCAGCCCGTAGTGATCCACGGTGCGGGAGGTCATCACAAACTCGTTATTGGATAACCAAGCAGGGATTGAGTCGCTTGTACCCGTTCCCGGTCCTTGTACATGTCCGCCGGTAGCAAACGCCGCAACGCTGGTAATTTGTGAGATTAAGTTAACCCCGGCACTCGCCACGGCTGCCATGTTCGCAAATTTTTGCGCAGGTGTAAGTGCAGACGGATCAGCCATTGCTTGCGCTATGGCTTGAGACAGTTTTACCGTTGCTTCGGCAATCGCAAACGCCTTTGAGATAGCAAACATCGCTTTATACGCGGCGGATTGTTTGCCGGCGGATTGTTCCACCATCGATGCCAGCCCATCAAACGCACTTCCGAGGTCGTTTAGCCCAGTAGCATAGTTCGCTATATCCCGTTGAAATTCATCGTTTTTATATTTATCAATGATTTCCTGTCGGCGTCGCTGAAACTCCTCCTCGGTAATAAGTTTTTGCTCATTAAAAGCTTGGAGTTGTGCCAATTCCTGCGCTTGTTTGTTTTTAAGTTCTTGTGTTGGGTCGTAAATTGCCAGCACTTGATCTTGAGGACTTACGGCGTTTTGTGATACTTGTTGCGCGTACTCAAATTTTGCTTTGAGTTGCGCATTGTCGCTTTCGCCCTTCGTCAGTTGCCCGGCGGCGTAAAGCTCTTGGATTGCTGTAAGTTCATCTTTTAATTCGGACTTTAACAGCTTATTCGGTGCATACTTGCCGGATAATTCCAATCGTTGTTTTTCAAAACGTTCGGTAATAGCGGTTTTTGCGATCTCGTACTCTTGATGAGATACTACGCCTTTTTTCAGATGTTCGTTTAAGCGGCGCATCATCTGATCTTGCTCGAGATTAATCTCATTCAGCGATGATGTGCTTTTTTTACGGATCTCGTCGTAAAAATTCAGCCAGCTATCGCGAGCCCGCTCGCTCTTCCCGCCACTGCCTTTTGTTTTTTTAGACCCCAACGCATTGTAAAAAGAGTCGGCCACGGCGGAAAAATCCGTGCTATTAGGATCAAACCCACTATTAATAGCCTGATCTTCCGCCTCCAGTCGACGTTTCTTTTTCGGGTCTTTTTCTCGATTAATCGCAATTTGGCGATTATTACGATCAATAATCTTTTGCGCTTTATCGCTCAATGCGTTTTTAACAGATAACCCTAGAGCATCAAAGTTGCTAGCTACGATAAGCGCCATTGCCCCCATACGCTGTACAGCGCTTGATATGCTATTAGCACCACTTTCTGCATTAGGGACTAAACGGTTAAAATCCTCAACAGATAGCCCTAATTTATCAATATTAATTTTTGATAAATCAACTGTTGGCAATAACTCTTTTAGTTTGGTGTTAAATTCGGCGATAGATTTTCCAGAATCAATTGTGAGTAAATCGCGTTCTGATTTTTCAAGTTTCTCATTCGCTTCCGCTAACTCACCTTTTTTGATCGACAAGTCTCCAATTAACTTTTTGTATCTCTCGATTGCGTGTTGATTATTTTGCAATCCCTGTGAGTTCATTCCATCAATTTGGATTTTAACTTGTTGTTCGAGCTTGTTTGTTTCTGCTTTCAGCTCTGTAATAACAGCTTTTTGCGTCTCAATAGATCGCTCAAGTTTGGTGCGCATTGATGACAGCATATCTGCCGTAACGGTGCGTAATGAGTCGCTTGTAATATCCAACGAATCAGCAAAGGCTAAAGATTCCTGTTTTGCCTGCTCCGTTTTTTGGCGATATTCAATCAGAGCGCCAGCAGCAGCGGTTAGTCCGATTGTTACTAATCCAATCGGGCCGCCAACGAAACCAAGAGCATTACTAAACAATCTTCCACCAGCGGTAGCACGTTTTGTTACAAGATCAAGATTGCGCCGTGCATTAGATTCAGCCATGATTGCTGCCGTCAATTTTCGGGATTGCACTTCGGCTTGTTGTTGTATTGCTAACAGTTCCGATTCGGTGCGTGTGTGGGTGAGTTTGATTTGGATTAAACTCATTTCCGCCTGGGCTTGTTCGCGTAGCGCGGCAGTTTTTACATTTTCCGCACGAGCAACATTAATTGCCAATGCGGCTTGCTCGTTACCGGCAGCAATAAATGCGCGTAACTTGTTTATACTCAAGACGGCAGCAAATCCACCAAGCGCACTTGTCGCAACGGTTAAATGATCCGCCATGCCGCTGATTACCGTAGCAAATCCCTGACTTGCGCCGGTGGCTTGATCTAACTCACCAATCCATTTTGTAGTGGATGTGCGTAAGTTTTCGAATGCCATGCTAATTGTAACGACACGTGTATTAAATTGCTCGTCAACACTGCCTTTTACACGCTCAAGAGCAGGGATAATAACATCCGTTGTGAGCTTACCGGCATTAGCCATGTTACGCAGCTCACCAACTGATACACCAAGCCCTTTAGCTATTGCTTGTGCAAGCCCAGGAGTTTGTTCCATCACTGAGTTAAATTCCTGCCCGCGGAAAACGCCACTTGCCAAGGATTGCCCAAACTGCATTAAGGCCGCTTGTGCTGATGCCGCACTTGCACCGGAGATAGCAACCGCTTTAGATACTGTTTCGGTCAGGCTTGCGACACGCGCTTGATTAATCCCCAATGCCTGCGCATTTTGCGCAAAACGTTGATAAATGCTTGATGTCGCCTCTAAGCTCTGGTTGGTCTTTAATGATATATCAAAGAGTGACTGTAACCCGCGCTGGCTGCTAAATGATGCACTTTCCACCAGTGCTAACTTGTTTTTTACCTCGGTATAGCCATCAACATAGTTTTTTAATGTGCCAAGACCAACACTAGCCACCGAAAAATTAAACAATCGATAATTGATTTTTTCTATCGAGTTAGCGGCATTTTCGATGTTCTTCAAATATTGGGTTGTACGAATTGAAAAACTTTTAGCGCGAGCCTCTGCGACATTTAAGCCACTTCTAAATTTTGCATCGTCAACGCCTAGGCGGACTAATAAATCAGATACCGTAGATGCCATTTTGTAAATTTATCCCATAAAAAAAGCCCGCCAAAAGGCGAGCTTTGTTGAATTAAATCCGACTAATATGTATTACCAAATAGTCTATCTATTTTTTGCTGCTTTGTCAGTTTGCTATCAAAGATAATACGCAAACACCAAGCAATGAGCGTAATCATGACAACGCAAAATACATAAACACCCCAAGGTTTAGTAAATAAAAACAATGGAGTTAAGCATACTGTCAAAAATAATAATATTTTTACAATGAATGATATAAATCTTACAGTCATAATTATCACTCCTTACTAATTAAGTATGAGTAGATACTAATAAAACACTGATTAAGTATCAAGACCTTGGTTTCGTATTTTGTGGTGTTTTATAGAATATCTAGCTGAAATCCTGTTGCTTTAGGGTTGTAGGCTCGAAGGTGTTTTAATACGCGCCAGTTATTACCTTGCTCGCATTCAAATTGTTCCGTAATGCGTGTTAATACGTTATGTTCCTGACGGAGAGTGCTACGATATTCGTAAGCCACGCCATAAACGGAGGCGGCGTAGTGCGAACCAATTTTTTTTAATGCCGGGTGAAGTATTTGGCAAAGCTCGGTGCCGCGCAATAAAGCAAACCACGCCCAAACAAGCTGTTGGAGTTCATGCTCGGTAAATTCAAAATTAAAGCACTCATCTTTTTTAGGCGTTGTAATCAACTCTCCCTCAAGCACGATTCTGTGAACATACTCAACCGCTTTCGGTAATTGCTCAAAAGTTAGATCTTCAATTGATTCCACATTAAAGCGTTGGTGAATTAAATGGTAAGCGTCAGAATAAATTAATCCTTTCTTGCTCACTAGCATATTCACGGCATTGCGTAGGCCCGTGCGATCATCTACCGTGGTTTTACGTTCTGCTTTACCATTAAACCAATAATCATGTAACGCTTGATAACACTCTTTTTTGTATTTGATTAATGTGTCACGGATTTCTGGTTTACAACGATTAATATCAATACCAAATAACCAGCCGTTTAAATATTCGATTGGTAGGCAAATCATATTTTGGTTGCCGCCATTAGTAGGTATGATCATAACGATCATACCTTGAGAAAGAACTTCATCACGTTTGATACGTAATACTTGAGGTTCCCATGCAAGACCAATATTTTCACAAATTGGTTTCATAGC